GACCACATACGACGGAGACCTTGCTGGTATGTAAGATCAGCACGTACTGAACACAAACCAATGATCATCCCATGCTCAGTAAATGACTGACTAAAACCATTACGGTTTACTGTCTGCGCCATAGCTCCCAAAGTGCCCGGATTAATGAAAGTATTAGCTACCGGGTTAACTGTAACTGGCGAACTAGAACCACCAAGATACTCCGGACGTTGCAGACGTGCATCCGGAGAAGTAACTCCAAAATGCGCCTTAACCAATTCGGTATAGCGCGTACCACCGCGCGCGTCTCTCTCAAGAAGCCGCTGAATCTGGAAGCTTTGACGTAGCTGATTGATCGTTGCAGCAGTAGCAGCACTAAGATCAGCAACCAAGCCAGTATTACCCCAACGGGCATCACCAGATGCAGAAGGAGAAGTAGACACTCGCAAGTTATCGCCGAGTGTCGTATTAATAGTCATCAGTGTATACGGCGTTGACGCATTTTGGTTATACAAAGTGATATCAGTGTTATTACCAATAACCGGCGCGGTATCACCCAATGGCAAAGATACAGAATCACCCTTCAGCGGCCATGGCAGACAACCAGTAAAATAATCATGACGCTTACCGCGACGGAGAAGAACGTAGTCAGTGACCGTATCAGGCCCATCGTCCTTATCAACCACAACAGAATCCTGTAGATTCTGATCTCTAAACCATTCGTTCCAAATAAGGTTATAAGCCCGTAGTGGCAATGCAGAATGCGTAATGGTTCCAGCGGGGTCTAAATCAGTGGGCAGACCCATGTAATCCTGCAAGCTATTGTCTGCATATCCACCAAGAGGACTCGTATGCTCAGGAACAACATAATCGATCGAATCGTCCGGATTATCTCGCTCTCCCATAAAACGAACCCAGTTATTCCACACAAGGCGATTAGGTACAAAAAACCAGAATGTATCCAAATACAGGTTATCCATAATCGGATACAACGGGGTACTAAGACGCGCAAAAATAGTAGCATTCATGCGGAACGTGTCACCGGGGAGCACCTCGTCAACATAGATAGGCACCAAATAACCGGCGTCAATAGTCGTCTTATGAACCGACTGACGATCAAACGCTGAGCGCGGTACGTCAGCACGCGGAACCATCGAAAATTGATGTACCGAAGCAGACTTATTACGAAAATTTGCGGAAGCCATTTTAATCTCCAATCATCGATTTAACTTTAACAGCTACAGAAGAACCCTTAACAATAAGTACCGGGTTCACAGTCACCACAGTACCTGTCTCGTCATCAAACTCTCCCAACAGATACAAATCATAATCGTTAGGATGCTTATACATCGGATTATCATCCGAAGGGCGATTTACCTCATCCGTAAAACTACGTGTGGCCATGCCACTATTAACCATGTAGTACGGTCGATTGTAAACCTGTGCAACATTGTCAAAAATCGAATAAATCATAAGCTTCATTCCAAACTCCTTTTAAGTTGAGATAATCGTGCTTCTGCAACACGACGTTTCACTGCTAAACGCTCGTCCGTATTGTCTAGAAACTTAGAGCGTCCACGTTGCACACGACGATACTTAATATCCTCATGCACAAACGGTTCTTCTTTCGCATACTTGTCGTCGTAATAACGCGGGACAGAACACTTCTGTCCATTAACAACAACATAATCATGCGGATATACATCTGACTTAAACTTCTGAAGCCATTCATAGCCTATACCCGGTTTGAGGCTCATATGGCAAAACTCAGGTTCTATATCATGAACCTCGCCATACTCATCGACTACTCTATAGTGCTCATCCGCACGATGACCAGTACGCTTCTTTACAACATACCTAGCGACGTACGCAGCGGACTGAAAAGTAACATCACCTACAGAAGAATGACCTCTCGTCCATAAAGATTCAAGAATCTTAGAACGATAGATAACCGAACCAGAACCAGTCTGTTTCCAGACTTCTCTATCCGGGAAATTATACCCAAACAGAATAGCATGATAATGCGGCCTTCTGTTCAGTTCTCCATACTCACCGCACATAAAAAAACGCACCTTACCAACAGTGCGTCTCAATGACTTCATAAAAAGCTGAAAGTGGCGGTAATTCAAAGAGCCATCAACAGGTAGATGTACATCGTCATAAGTAAGAGTAACAAATGAATTTTCTTCATGTAATTGTGCCTCATGCATACAACGCATTGCCCACCTACGAGACCTCTCCAAACGACAACCAATACACTGACCGCAGGGTAGATCCAGAGTCTGGACTATATCGCCACGTTCTACGAAAACGATCGAGCCCGACGCAGTGCGCCAGGCTCGCAATGGACTATAGCAAGGCATAGCCAGGCTACAGGCGAATGCCGCCCCTCATCGGGGCACCCTTCATGTTAAGAGCCTTGGTGCGGCTCATATCCTTGCGGAAAGCGCGTGCGGAACGACGCTTGTTAACGGGACGACGACGGGTATAGCTCATTTCGTGAACTCCTCAATCAAACCATCAATAAACTGAATTTCCTTAGTCCGTAGTGCATAAATCTCCGAACCGGGAATCTCCTTGCCACGAGTCCTCATAAGCGCAGCCTTTTGAAGCTCCAAGGCCTTCTTAATCCAAACCCGGCGCAATACTTCGTCTTGCTTGTCTGCCATCTAAAACCCTTTCTAAAAATGTAGACCAAAAAGACAGCTAGGGAAACTCCCTAGCGTGTCACCTAGCACAGTTACATCAAGTAAACACTGTGCTACTTTCTCGGCTCGCCGAGAAAAATCGCCAAGAGGCCAGCGAAACCGACGCCACCTTGAACGAATACCTGCGCCTGTTCAGGCGCAAAATTGACCCCAAAAAGGGACAACAAAACACCAATACCCGCCCAAGTAGAAGGCTCTTTAAGGCGGGCAACATAATCGCGTCGATCCATCATGATCTCCTAAAAAAATACGCTTCGCGTCAACATCCTAAACGCATCGATCAGGAAAAAGCACCCTGATCGACACGTTTAGGACGTTAATCCTTAACTTCGTCAGTAGCTACAGAATCCGGTTTATCCGGCTTCGTAGCCAATCCCAAATCCTGCAATTCCTTTAGATTATCAGGATTCTCGCAAAATTCAACAAATTTTTGCGGGTCGTTATCGAACCGCTTACGCAGAGCAGAAGGCAACGCTTCGAATACATCATCCGCTGCCTTAACTGCGTTTAACGCTGTTTGATAATCGATAACTCCAGTGAAGTCACCATAAGTAGGTAGTTTGGAAGGTACAGGCACAAGACCTGTTACTCCAAACTTTCGAACAATAGTATTAATGTCGCACTCCTCTTTAAAACTTTGCTTAGTCCTAGAAAGATCATCAAAGACAAGCGCAGCAGCGCGAGAACGTTCCTTAAAATCACCAATATCAGGCAATTCAACATCAATCAGCTTCATGATTAGCTCCTTAATGACCCAAAAGACGACGACCAATAGAAAGACCAGTACCAACTGCACCAAGACCCTGATTTGCGGAATGAATCAGTGGCCCTAACTCACGTCCATATGGGCTTGTATAAAAATCAGCCCATGCTTGAGCTTTAGGAACTTCCAACTTCGACAACATGTAAGTGTTGAACAAATGCAAGAACTCCGTCGAATGAGTAGCTTCCTCAAACGTTCTGTATCCATGCTTCAAAGCGAACTCATCTAGGAAGATCATAGTATTAAGATCTCGGCTATGTCGCATGTGATCGTACATCGCTCGGGCCTGACGCGCTTCTAGCTCCTTTCCTTCTACAAACCAAGCGTCAAATTTTTCCTCAAGAAACATTTTACGGTTAAGTTCCCACTGTGCCGCAGATGCATTCGCTTGTGACAACTCAGCATCATTGGCAAGTTTAATTGCCTCAGCTTGATTACGCTGTGCTTGTGTTTCAGCAGTAGCAGTCTGAGCCTTCACTAAATCAACCTCTGCCTTAGCTTTCGCACTAGACGCTGATGTCGCAACAGCGTTATTAATCGTGCTACCAAGATCAGGGATGTTTGGCATTGAGCCAGATGGAGTAGAGGCTCCACCTAGTTTTGCACTCAACATAGGATTAAGACCAGCAGCAATCAAATCCTGCACCTCATACCGATGTGAATTGCGAGCCATCTGCTCCTGAAAACCTCGGTTTTCATCTGCTTCGTTAGAACCGAAAAGACCAGAAACGATGGAACCACCAATAGCACCAAGAATGCTGCCTAAAAATCCAATACCTACAATAATTGGCGTTAATTCAGCCAACATAGAAACATCTGGAAACATGACAATCTCCTTAGAAATGATCAATCAAACCCGGAACCGAATACATCGGCATGGGACGGACAGAACGACAATTGAAGAAAGAGTCTACAAGCAACTGCTTACCATTAGCTTGAGCACCTACAGCAACAACCCTATCAACAGGCGGATTCTCAACAATGAACGTGCTATTCAGTGTAGGCAGACTAGCGAACTCCTGTCCAAGATGCCAAGCATCCAATGGTGTTGCATTAGTAGAACGCATGTAACCAGTAGTCAAAGAAGGCATATAACGATATTCAGCCCAACGCTCTTGATAACCAAATACATCATTATCCGCTGTGACTCCCTTAGCATAAATCTCCTTGTTAAGAACCGCTTGTTCGCCCAGTTGTGCGAACACCGGAAAATAAAAATCGTATCGAGTAGATCGTGACCACATACGACGGAGACCTTGCTGGTATGTAAGATCAGCACGTACTGAACACAAACCAATGATCATCCCATGCTCAGTAAATGACTGACTAAAACCATTACGGTTTACTGTCTGCGCCA